CGGCAAACTCATTGCGAGAGTCGAGAATCATGATGTGTTCCTTTCGGTGGTCGGTGGCTTAGACCACACGGGCTTCGGTCTTGGTCAGGGCGTCGACACGCTTGACGGGGATGTCGTCGAAGGTCATGACGCGCTTGCCTTCCACGGTTTCCCAATTCAGGTTGCCCGAGATCTTCTCGAGGATGCCCAGACGCAGGTTCTCGCGGATGTTGCGCGGCACGTACCAGGTGGCACGGGCGCCGGTGGTCTTCACGCGCTCGGACAGCTGGATCATGGAGGTGATCAGCTTCTTCTGCGCAGTCACGGCACCTGCATCACCCGCGTTCAGCACGCTGTAGTCGATGTTGGCGATGCGACCGAAGTAGCGCCAGTCGCGGATCGACAGGCCCATGTCCCAGCGGTAGTGCGTGCGGTAGCCTTCCATGCGGCCGTTGCTGCCGTCGACGTTCTCGATGGTGACCTGGCCCTTGTCGGTCATCTGCAGGCCAGCCTTGCTGCCCTTGGGGATGATGCCGTGGCCAGAGTTGGGCGACCATGCGCACAGCCAGATCGACATGTTGTCGTCGCCGGTGCCACCGAAGTCGATGATGTTGTCGGCGTTCTGGGCAGACAGCGAGTTGTAGCGCGGGGCCAGGCCGGTGATGCGCTCAGGGTTGGTCGTCTCGCTCTCGTAGAACAGAGCGTAGGCGGCCTGCTGGCTCATACCTTCGATGAACGCCTTGTCTTCCGACAGGCGGAAGGCGGCGGTGTTGCCGTTCAGGTCGGCCAGGGCCTTGTCGATCTCGGCGTAGGCTTCGAGCATGCCGCACGAGTCGGTGACCTGTGCAGAGGTCGACTTCGTGGGCTGCACGCCACCGTACAGCTTGCGCCAGGTGGCCTGGGGCAGACCGGTGCGGATCGAGGTTTTGTGGCCGGTGGGCAGGTTGCCTTCGACGAAGCTCAGGTCTTCGAGGATGGCGTTGTCCTGCGACAACAGTTCGACCAGGGTGGCGATGTTGCCGTTGGGGTCAGTGCGCTTGGCAATGTCCAGCAGCGTGGGGTTGTTTGCGTTCAGAGCAGCCATGGTGGTGGGCCTTTCAGTTCATGGAGGGGAACAGACGTTTTGCCGGGTCGTTGTCGGCACCTTGCGGGGAGCCGGTAACGAACCCGTCTTCGCTGATGGCCTTGCCGGCCTTGACGAGGAGCTTGATGACAGCGGGATGGTTGCCCAGTCCGCTTGCGTTCAGCACTTCCTTGAGCTCGGGTGAGCCAAAGGTGTTGAGGGTCTTGAGTGCCACGGCCATGTTCTGGTCGAACGCGTCGCCGCCGATCTCTTTGTCGGTGCGCGACTGCTCGGCCCACGCGGCCTTGGTCGTCTCGAAGACCTCTTGCTGGCGCTGTGCCATCTTGATGCCCACATCAGCCACCTTCTGCGCGGTCGCCTGGTCGAGCTTGAGCTCCTTGGCCACTGCGCTGAATTCGTCGGATGCGGTCTTGTCGAGCTCCACGCCTTCGGGCATCTGGAACGCGTAGGACTCAGGCACCACGACCTCGGCAGGTTTGTCTGCTTGGGTCTCGGTGGCCGGGGTCTGCGCGTCCGTCAGCACGGGGGCGGCAGGGTTCTCAGTGGTTTGCTGCGTCCCACCTTCGGCGGTGTCTGCGGTGGCGCTTGCTGGGGTTTCAATCATTGCTTGGCCTTGTACTCTTGGAGCACTTTCATGTACCCGTCGGGGGACGCATCGAGCAGTTCAGCTGTCAGGAACAGGCCCTGGTTGCGTTTGCCTTCATTGAACGCCATGACAGAGCCGCTGGTGTTGAACGAGCTGCGAAACACACCGGCCTCGTCCAGCAGACGAGTGGCGATGCGCCTCCCTTGGGGATGACCGAGCAACCAGCGCAGATCGTTCAGCTCGCGCTCGCGGCGTGCGCGGGCCCCTGCCTCATCGGCTTCGGCCTCGTGCTCCTGTCGGCGCGTGTCTGTTGGATCGGTGTAGGTTGCCACGCACGCATCCTATGCGCGGTGCTACAGATCACGGACACGCAAAGGAAACAGACTACCCGTATGTTTGACATCAAAGCGCCGTGCGCAGCGCCCAGGTGCTCGAAGAACCCTTGAACACGCACACCCCCGGCCCCGTGGCGTTGGTGTTGGCGATGACGTCGCCGTTCGCGTCTACTGGCAGCATCGCGAACTGTTCACCTTGGATCGTAACGAGCGCGAGCCCGTTCTGGGTTGTGAGGATCAGCCCGCCAACGGGCGGGCCGTCGCCGTGCTCGTCGCCCTGCATAACCCGCCCGTCGAGGTAGCGGTCAACCCCGTGCCCGTCCCGGTAGCCAAGCAGCACGCCTGTCTGGTCGTCCACGATCATCGGCCCGACGGCCCTGTATTTCGGCTCTCCTGTTAAACGGTCGCACCGTTGACGGTGCCGTAGCCCTGCAGCGACTGCATCACGTCGCCGAGCCCTTGCGTGTTGATGTCGCCCGCGGTCTTGGCGGCGTCGACCATGGCGGGCATCGCGGCGGCTGACTGCTGCGCCTGCATGGCCTGTGCGCGTTGTTCACGCAGTGCTGCGACTTGGTCGTCGGGCAGGATGATCTTGGGGTTCACACCGTAGGCGCTGCCCAGGTCGTCGACCACCTGATCGAAGTCGATCTTGTCGAGTACCTCGGGCTTCATCTGTGCGAGCCCGCCCACGGTGCCGAGCAGGCGATCCATGCCCTGCGTGGCCACTGCGCGCTGTGCCTGCGCCAGCACGCTGATGAACTCGACGTTCAGGTCCATGCCTTCGAGCTCGGGCGGGGGTGGCGGCAGGATGCCAGCTTCCTCGGCGATGTCGAAGGTGATGTCGATCAGCGGGCTCAGGAGCTCGTTGTGCAGACGCTCGAGCACGGGGCCGAGCATCAGCAACTTTTCCTCGTGTCGCTCTGCTACCTCGGTCGCGGTGATCCCGCTGCGAGTGTCGCCCTGCATCATCAGGAACAGGTCGGCGTAGTACGCCGAGCGGATGCGCTCGCGCACATCGGCGATGTCCAGGCCCAAGTGCTGTAGGTTGAGGTTGACCTCGAACGCGCTGCGCACGCCGGCCGACTGGCCCTGGCTGTCCACGTAGAACACGCCGCCGGGCAGACGAGCCTTGGTCGCCTCTTTGTAGCGAGTGGGCACCTGCAGGGGCGGGTTGACCTGGTAGTCGATCGCCTGTCCCTTGCGCAGTTGCTGGTGCTGCAGCTGCTTCACATCGCCCAGGCACTCCATGCCGGGGCTGGTGCCGTACACGTCGTTGCCGGTGACCACCCAGCGCGGGGCCAGCACGGGGAAGCGCTTGAAGCCCGACTCTTTCAGGAACTTGTCAGTGCCGCGCTCGTTGCCGGGCTCGAGGTAGATCGAGGCAAAGCGCATGTTCTTGGCGTCGCGCTTGGTGGCGTCACGGTTGCGCCGAGGCTCGATGATGTGCACCACGTCCACCCAGGTGTCGTAGTTGCCCTTGGTGAACATGTCCTGCACCGTGGTGCTGCAGTTCTCTTTGCCGAACTTCTCGACCATCTGGACCACGGTCATCTGGAACTCGCGGCACAGCGTGTCGACCTCACCCTTGTGGTTGGTGGCCAGCGCGTACTCGCCCACCGTCAGCGGGTGGTGGTGGACCACGTTGTCGAAGTCGGGCAGCACGACCGAGCAGGCGGTGCCGAACAGGCCGAGTTCCTCGTAGATCGTGTGCAGTGCGCGGTAGGTGTTGGAGCTCGCAAAGATCGCACGCAGCAACTCGGCCGTCTCATGCAGCCAGGTCTTGACCGCTGCCGACTCCATCAGGTCCTTGTCGCGGATCTCAAGGCGGAACCACGGGCGCGCCGGGCTGGTGACGCCCGACATGAGGCCGGCGGCCAGCGTGCGCACACCGAACACTGCGGTGTTGTCGAGGATCTTGTTGGCGCGCTTGTCGCCCTTGTTGCGGTCGGTGGCGATGAACCGTCCGGCGCGGGGCTGCTGGTGCTCGCTGATCTCGCGCCAGTGCGTGACCCAGGACGAGCGCTCATTCCACAGCGCTGCCTTGCGCGCCAGCAGGCGCTGCTTGCGGTTCATCGGCTGATCCATTTACTGACCCAGCAGTGTGGCCTTGCCGGTGCTGGCACCGGTCACGCCAGAGGTACCTGTCAGCAGCGTTCCGCCGACGATGCCCGTGCGGTTGCGCTTGGCATTGTCCGTCAGGTTGGACGTGTCGGGCTGCTTAATTTCTTGCGGGGGCGGCGGGGGCGGTGGAATCTTGGGCGAGCTGCACATGGTCGTGTGTCCTTGCTGGGGTTGCGCTGCATTGTGCTGCGCGCTCGCCTGCCCACGGACACGGCGCTAGTAGGGGCTCCAGTTGATGTCGTCGTGGTCGCCCGCCTCGCGCTCGGTGTAGCGCATCGCTCGCACCTTGGGAGTGTCGATCATGGCCAGCGCCAGTGCGCTCGCGCGGTCAGGCGATCGGCCCACCCGCTTGACGATGTCGTCGCGGCTCTCGACCTTGATGGTCATGCCCGACAACTCCCAGCGGGGGGCGCACAGTTCGGCCAGCAGGTCCTTGTCTGGTGGCAGACAGATGCCGTTGTCGGCCTCGGGGTCGAGTGCCTCTCGCAACTGCCACCACAGCTGGCTGCGCAGGTTGAAGAACGACAGCCGGCCCGACTTGTCCATGCTGGTGGCCTTCTCCGCCACGTTGATGCCATACACCGGCTGTCCTGAGTCGTTGAGCACGTCGTAGGGGCTCGCACCCACCCCGATCACGTCCAGGTGGATGGGTGAGTGGTCGCGCTGCTCTGCGATCACCAAGCCCGCCACGGTGCGCCCGTTGGGTGTCTCGCTGCCCGGGTACATCTTGGCCGTGTCGAACCACAGCGCGGTGTCGTCGGCCTTGTGCCGCGTGAAGATGACCGTGTTGTCCTTGCCTCCTCGTGCCACGTCCACGCCCATCGAGAGCATCTCGCCTCGTGGTGAGCGCTTGCGCCAGCGCTCCATGGCAATCTCGACCCAGCGGGTGGGCACCACCTGCCATGGGTCGTCTTCCATGCCTGCCTCGAAGTCGCCCAGCAGCATCTGGCTGCGCAGTGGCTCCGGCAGGGCCTGCAACTGTGCCATGTAGCCCGTGGAGACGAGGAAGGGGTTGTCAGTGATCTTGGACGGGATGAACGTGCGCGACTCGGGGCGCACGATCTCCTCGGGCCGGTAGGCCAGCGGGTCGAAGTCGTAGACGCGCTGCCCATGCGCCAGCACGAACATGCGGGGGTCGTCGTCCTCGACCCACACGTCCTTGCCTGTGGCGGGGTCCACGTAGACGTAGCGCAGCTTGCCCGGGGAGGTCGGGTAGAGCGGGTGGCGCTTGTCCAGCCACGGCGCAAAGAAGTCGATCACCCAGCGGCCCTCGGCCGTTGTGGGCGGGTTGAACGTCAGCAGCGTGCGCGTGCGCTGGCCGGGGCGCGTGGTGCGCACCCAGCCCTTGACGAAGCGCACCTGCTGCTCGAGGAAGTTGGCAGCCTCGTCGATGACCAGCAGGTCCTTGGGCCGGCCTTGGTACTTGGTTTCGTCGCCCAGGTTGGGCATCGAGTTGAATTCGATCTGGCGGTCCTCGTCCTCGTCACGGTAGACGGGCGGGTTGCCGTTGATCTGCTGGCGGCTGCCCAGGATCTCGGCCAGGCGGTCGATGATGCCCTTGAGCTGCGGGCCCTCGCGGCGGAACATCTGCGCCCGATGGTGCTGCGTCGTGGCCAGGCCGATGGCCAGGTCGGTCTTGCCCCCGCCAGCGGCCCCACCAAAGCCGATCACATCGGCCTCGGAGGTGTACGCCATGGTCTGTGGACCAGGTAGTGGAACCCACCGTCTCTCCTCGATGTCCTGGATCACCAGTGCGTCGAGCTCTTCGCGCTCTGCGGGGGTGAGGTAGCGCTGCAGGTCACGGACTTGGTTAGGAGTCACCACTTGCCCTTGTCAGCACCGTCCAACCACGCGATGGCCGCCAGCACAGCAAGGAACCCGACCACGAGGAGAACAGCAGCGTCGAAGCTCATGCCAGGTCCCCAAAGCTGTCGGCGTCGTCCTTGCGCTGCTGGGCCATAGCCAGGAGCTGAGCCACGCGGGCGGCCTTGGCGCTCTCGTCGACGATCTGCTGCACTGGGCCGCCATCGGCGCCGGTGAGCTCGGTGCGGTCCGCGTATACCTTCTTGCGCCGCCCCTTGAGGAACAGCGACAGCAGGGCGTCGCTGTAGACGCGTTCAGACCCCACCAGGGTACCCTGGTGCCACACGCCCTTGTCCGTGCCCTCCACGGCCCGCCTGAAGGCCTCCTGCTCGGCTCGGTCAACACCCTCCTCCATCGCGTCGTCCCAGGCTGCGCGGAAGTCGTCGTCGGCATCAGCCGCACGGTACGCGGTGGAGCGCTCAATGCCAACCGCAGCGCACGCACGCGAAACGACCGGCACCTCTCGCAAGGCAGCCAGGAAGGCGGGTTTCCAGTCGAAGGGGTGATGGGCCATTGCCTTGATCCTTTCACACTCTCAATCAGCCACGGACACGCGCACCACGCGGGCGACCACCTGCCCCCTGCGCCTGCCGCTTGCGATGTGGGCGATGCAGGACTTGCTCACGTCCAGCTTGCCTGCCACCTGCGCGTAGCTCATGCCCGACTCGAGCAGTGCCAGCGCCAGCTCGACCTCGCTGTCCAGTAGCTTGGCCCGCGGGTGAGACTGACCAACCCGCCTGCCCTGTTCGTTCAAAGTCACCGTTTTCACCATGCCAGTCCTTTCGTGCAAAGTTTTGCACATTCAGCATCAAAACACCCCCGATCCATGCAACGCTGCAACGTGCCTATAGGCTTACGTTGCGTTGCGTTGCAGTTTTTGGATCTTCGCAACACTGCAACACGTATGTAACGTTGCGCCGTGTTGCAGTGTTGCAGGTCCAATCCGCAAACATTTGCATGTTCAGCACACCGCGATACAACCATCGTCACCCAACCAGTAGGGCGCATCGTCGCCCACTGTCAGTGCTTCAAGCGCTCGGCGCACGCGCATCTTGCGAGTGTCGCGCTTGCCATCGGCCGGCGGTTCCATGCGTTTGACCGCCTCTGCGATCACCGGGCCCACCTCAATGCCTGCGGTCTGAGACAGGGCAATCTCCTGGATCACGTCGTTGACGACCCTCTCAACGGCGCCCAGTTTGCGAATGGCCGACACCCCACCCGCTGGCAGGGCAGCCTCGACCACCACGCAACTGGTGATGGGATCGAGGTCCTCGTCCACGCCCAACTGCACGACGTCAAGATCAAAGCCCCACTCGAGCCCGTCCTCGCCGTCCTTGCTCTTGGTCAGCTTCAGGGCGCGGCCCGTGTCAGTGCGCACCACCTCGATCTCGGCGTCACACGCAGCGCGCAGGCCCGACCAGCCACGGGCACCCTTGGTGGCGTCCTTGCCACTGTGGTGGATCAGCAGCACCATGGCACCGGTGTTCTCGTGGATGCGCTTGCAGTAGCCCAGCGCCTTGCCCACGTCCTCGCCCGCGTTCTCGTTGGCACCCGGTGTGGTCTGGGCGAAGGTGTCGATGATGATCAGGTCGGCACCACCGCTGGCCTTGATGCCCTTGGCCACGTCCACCGCGTCCTGCTTCTCGAGCAGGTTGGGCGCGGCGTTGAGCACCGTCATCGGCACCGTGGCGAGGTCGACGGCGTTGTGCTGTGCATAGGCCGCCAAGCGCTTGCGAAAGCCATCAGCGCCTTCGGCGGCGATGTAGGCCACCCTGCCCTGCTTGACCCTGCGCCCGCGCCACTCAGCCCCCCTGGCGATCGCCATGCCCATGTCAAGTACCACGAACGACTTGCCCGACCCGCTGGCACCGTAGACCACGCCCAGGCCAGCCTTGGGCAGCACGCCCTTGATGATCCACGGCAGTGCCTGCGTGCTGCTGAAGCTGTGCACGGGCTCGAACACGAAGCGCGGCGTGTCGGCGACATTGATGTCGTCGACTTGATCCACCAGGCACTCGAACTCGTCAGCACTGGCCGGCGTGTTCAGGTTGATGCCCGCCAGCTTGAGTGCTGTTCGGATCGTGACGGTGCGCCCATCGTTCTTGCCGAACGAATCCCAGCGCTGCTGCAGCACCTCGGTGCCCGGGTACTTGTCGCTTTGCGCGCTCCAGTTGTCCCAGAACTCGAAGCCCGCGCCCGAGGTCTCGTGGTGCAGACCCATGCCGACGTGCAGCCAGTCGTCGTGGCCCAGGTCTGGGTCAAGGCGGCGCAGCATCTCCTCAATCTTGAACCGTGACAGGCCAACCACTGGGGTGTCGCTGTTGACGATCTCGGGCTCCCATTGCGCACGCCCAAAGCGGCGCTCGAACAACGCCACTGCCTCGGTGTTCAGCGGTGCCACGGTGTCGTCGTTGCCCAGCAGCTCGGTGATGTCCAGCGTGTTGCCGGTGAAAGTCACGAAGCCCTTGGCACTGAACGTCTCAAAGCCGAACTCGTTGGATGTGCTCTTGTGGTCCTTGTGGTCACCGAGGTCACCCTTGAACAGGACCCGAATGCCCTTACCGCTGGGGCTGAACTCGGCGTAGGTGTCGGACAGCAGCGCCTCGACCTCGGGGTGGATCTTGCCGTCGCTGATGCAGTCGTCGAAGTCCAGCGCGCAGATGCCGAACTGGGGCAGCGTGGCGATGCCTACACCGTCAAACCCCCGGCGCGCGGCCGCACGCTTGGCCGCGTCGAAGGTGACCAGGTTGGCCACGTCGGTGGGGCCGCCCTGCTTGCCGTAGCGCTTGTTGCCGTTGGCGTAGTAGGGAACCTTGCGGGGCTTGGCCTCGCCCTCGTGGTGCTCAAGGCGCCACATGACCCACGCGGGCAGGTCACGGATCGCGGCGGGGGCCTCGACGTTGCGAAGGTAGGGAGTGATCTGGGCGACGTTACTCATCTGCAGCCTCCCTGACCGCGGTGCGGTCGACACCTTTGGGGAGATGCGCGGATGGCGTCATCAAGGCGGGTGTCTGCGTTCTCGCGGGCCTCGGAAAAGAGGCGGTCCCAAGAGGCAGAGATTTCGTGCAAAAACATAGGCGACTTTCACAAATCGCCATGGGTGGGTGCTCCGAAGTCGCCAAACCCTACCCGCTGTCCACGGGCCGGAACACCCACCCATGGCGGGACAGTTTGGTTTGGCCCCTCGACTGTAGCACGGGCTTTAGCAGACCGTACAGACCCGACGCAGAAACACCCCACTGAAAACCACCTCACCCCGGCGCTCGGCCTGGGAGGTGTAGACGCACACCCACTCGGCGCGCTCACGGCGAACCAGGTGCACGGTGTTACCGCTGGGCAAGCGCAGCGTCATGCCCACGACCAGCGCGCGGATCATTCCTGCCGCCCCGCAGTGAACCATGCACAGCACAGGAACCCCATCAGGAAGCCCACCCAGGCTGCGACGACAGCGACAACCCACGTCATAACGGCAACTCCATCTGCACGTCGTCGACCATCTCGCCGCTGACGATGGGGAATTCGCTGACCACGGCACGCTCGCCCAGGCACTTGGCGGCGTACTGGCACGCCCGGCATGCCGCGCAGATGTCAGTGCGCACGATCTTTGGCAGTCGGCCCTTGCTGGCCTTGTGCATGGTCGCAGTGACGGCCTCGATCTTGCCCGCCGTCTCGGCGCTGCACTGACGGTGGCCGCCGCTGTACTGACGCAGCATGCCGACCGTGGTGCCTGCGCGCTCGGCCAGGAGCTTTTGCTCGTCTGTGGTGGCCGCAGCCATCCAGACCTTGATGGAGTTGATGGTTTTCATGGGCTAGACTTTAGCAGACAGTAAGGCCCTTGCACAGTCTGCTGCGCATCCGGTAGCATCCACACGCTGCAGCGCCAGGCGCGCTGGCTGTACGTGATGGTGGGCGCCCCCCTGGCCTAGCTCGGGTTTGCGTTTAAGCAAGAAAGCCCCACCAAAGCGTGGGGTTTTTTGTTGACGGATGTTTAGCATGTGCTAAAGTTCAGACATCGACAACGCAAACGGAACGGAGCAGCAAAATGGCACTCGACTTCAACGACGCAGAACAGACCCACTTCGGCTTGACCGTCAACGCCCCCTACGTGACGTCTCGTGTCAGCTACCTGGGCGGCGAGGTCACCTTGATGGTGACTGTGTCTCTCGACAAGCGCAGCGACTGGGTAAACGGCATCTTGGAGAACAGCCGCTACGCCAAGTTCTCGATCGAGAGCGACGGCACCATTGAGCACTTCTCCGGCAGTCTGCCGAAATTCCGCAAGTGCAAGGTTGTCGACCTCGACAGCGCTGCCGCAAAGCTCAACACCTGGGTCAGAAAGATCGCCGCCTAAACGCCATGACCAACCCCTTCAGCCCCACCTACAAACCGCAGATCGACATCAGCGATCTGATCAAAGAGAGCAAGCAAAGCCAGGACCGAAGCGCACGCCGCAGTGCGCAGTTGGAATCGGGCGACGCTGCTGCCGTCAAGCAGGCCAAGGGTGGCATCAGCGTGACGGTGTGGCCCAAGACGAAAGGCAAACGCAAATGACCCGCGAACAAGTCTCCCTGGCCCTCGAGGCCGCGCTCAAGCAGATCCGCTTCCAGGCGATGCTCAAGCCCCACGTGCAGACCCGCAGCCAACAGCGCCGAGCCAACTGGTTGCGCGGATAACCAAGCAACGCGAAGGGTCTTTAGCCCCAGAAGCGTTTAGCAGGTGCTACACTCGAATCAAATCAAAACAACTTGAAAGACAGACATGGACGTCATCGTGAACATCGGCCTGGCCCGTCAAGGTAAGAGCAACATCGCCATCGGGACCGTGCTGCGTGAGGTCGCCTCCCACGGTTTCGAGGTGGTCGAGCACATCACCCTCGAGAGCGACACCGAACCCACGGTGGTGGCCCGTCTTCGCACCGTGCAGTCCTGGGCTACCGTCCAGCGCCGTGTGCACTACCTCTCCCTGCTGCTGGGCCAAGACTGCATCGCAGTCTACGAGTTGAGCCTGGGCAAGGGCGCGCTGTGCGGTCCCCGCGCTTCCGAGTGGGGCACCTTCAACCCTGACTTCTTCCTGCTGTTCGACAACAGCCGCCTCTCGCAACACCTGCAGGCCTTCGCGGCCTGATCCCTGCCACAATCTCCTCTCCAATCACCTCAAAAAGGACTTCACCATGAACGATCTGAACACCATCAACCGCCTGAACGCCGAGCGTTTCGCCGATCCCGTCGACAGCGCCCGCGCCAACGGCAAGCACGTCCTGGTCTACAAGAGTGGCCTGAGCGTCACCGAGATCAAGACCTTCGACACCGCCGAGGAGGTCCAGGAAGTGGCCGCGGCAGACGGCGACCTGGCCGCCGGCGTGACCCGCCACTACTTGGCCCCGACCGCTCGCCCGTCGAGCAACGACCAAACCCTGGCGGACTACGTCGCCCGCAAGACGGCCTGACCCACCTGCCCGGCTCCGGCCGGGCTCACCCTAAAAAATTTTGCCTTGTTGATGTAGCAGTCGCTACAATGTGCGTTCCAAACTGTAAAGGCCCATCATGATCCAAGTCACACTGACCTTCGTCTCCATCGAGGCATTGCGCGCCGCGCTGCTGGAGATCCCAGAGACCTCGCTGGTCGGCAGCCACCTGACCGCCACGGTCACCCTGCCGCCAAAGGAGGACGCTGCCCCAAAGTCGAGCAAGGCAGCCAAGAGCACCGCTGCCGCGACACCGGTGGCCGCTGCGTCTACCCAGCCTACTGCCGAGGCGGCTGCGGAGACCGCTGCGCCCGAGAAGACGGCCGCCGAATCCAGCCCCACTGCCGCACCTGCGGAGGCCGCACAGCCAGCCTCGACTGCTGTTGACTACCCAACCCTGCAAAAGGCCGTGTTCGCACTGGCAGGCAAGTCCCGCGATGCCGCCGCTGCAGTGGCTGCCAGCTTTGGCGTCAAGACCTTCAAGGAACTGGACAGCAGCAAGTGGGGCGAAGCCCTGGCCGCTGTGCAGGCCAAGACTGCGGAGCTGTAAATGACCGAAGCCGCCCATAGCAAGTACAGCGCCAGCGGGTTCGAGGCGGCCCGCCTGTGCCCTGGCAAGCCGGTGATGGAAGCCGGTAAGCCCGACTCGTCCAGCGCGTTTGCGCGGGAAGGTACCGCCGCGCATTCCGTGCTCGAGATGTGCCTGACCAACAACCAGCGCGCAGGGGCCTACCTCGGCCGCCTGATCGAGGTCGAGGGCGACAAGATCGAGGTCGATGACGAGATGGTCGACCACCTCAACTGGTGCCTCGACACGATCGCCGATTACGCCGGCGACGACGGCCTGGTCATGGCCGAGACCCGGGTGAACTACGCCGAAGACATCGGTGTCGAGCATCACGAAGCATGGGGCACGTCCGACGTGATCATCGTGCGCGGGTCCGAGGCAATTTCGGTCGATCTAAAATTCGGCCGCGGTGTCGAGGTCGATGCTGACTGCGACCAGACCAAGCTCTACCTGCTGGGCACCGTGCGCCAGGTCGACGGCCTGGTGGCCGACATCACCCACTGCCGTGCCGTCATCCTGCAGCCTCGCCTGAAGCGGTCGCCCTCTGAGTGGGACTGCAGCGTTGACGACCTGCGCAAGTGGGCCGGCACCGTGGCGTGGGATGCTGTCGAGAAGCGCGAGGCTGCACGCACCGCAGGTGGTCGAGAGGAGTTCGCCCAGTACCTCAACCCCAACGAGAAGTCGTGCAAGTTCTGCAAGGCCAAAGCCACCTGCCCTGCCCTGCGCGATGACCTGACCAGCACCGTGGCGCACACCACTTCCGCGAGCCCCGACGAGTTCGCCGACATCGCCGCGCCCAGCGTGAGCGATGCCACCGACCAGGACTGGCTCGAGGCCATGGTGGCCAAGGCCGACATGTTCGAGGACCTGCTCAAGGCAGCGCGCGCCGAGCTCGAGCGCCGCCTGCTGGCTGGCACCCCGTCCACCCGTTTCAAGGTCGTGCAGGGCAAGCGTGGTAACCGCCAGTGGTCTGACCCGAAGGCCGCCGAGCAGATGCTCAAGACCTTCCGCGTCAAGATCGAGGACATGTACGACATGAAGTTGATCAGCCCGACCAGCGCCGACAAGTTGGCCAAGGCCGAGGTCATCGGCAAACGCCAGTGGCCCAAGCTGGCCGAGCTCATCGTGCAGAACGACGGCAAGCCGCATGTAGCCCCTGCCAGCGATCCGCGCCCCGCGCTCGACATCCGCCCTGCTGTCGACGACTTTGAAAATGTTGCCGACGACCTTGCATAACCTGTAGCGCGTGCTACAATCCATCCTGTATCAATTGCTTAACACTGAAAGGCAAACACCCATGTCCACCAACCAACCTCTCGGCCGCATCCTGCTCAAGGACGTGCGCCTGGCATTCCCCAACCTGTTCGAGCCCACCACCGTGGCTGGCGAAGGCAAGCCCCGCTACAGTGCTACCCTGTTGTTCCCGGTTGACCACCCGCAGCTCGCCGACATCAAGACCAAGATCGACGCACTGGCCAAGGACAAGTGGCGCGAGAAGGCCGCAGGCATCCTGTCGGGCCTGTACAAGACCGGCAAGGTCGCGCTGCACGACGGCGACGAGAAGGCTCAGTACGATGGCTTCAGTGGCAACATGTTCGTCGCTGCCGCGTCTCAGGAAAACGCCCCGCCCACGGTGATCGACCAGGCCCGCAACGCGCTCACCGCCAAGAGCGGCAAGCCCTACGCTGGCTGCTACGTCAACGCGTCGTTGGAGTTCTGGGTGCAGGACAACCAATGGGGCAAGCGCGTGAACTGCACACTGCGCGGCGTGCAGTTCCTGCGTGACGGTGACAGCTTCAGCGCAGGCCGCCCGGCTGATGCTGACGAGTTTGAAGAAGTCACGGAAGGCGCAGGCGCTGACGACTTCGCGTAACTGCCCAGCCCCTTCGGGGGCTGTTTGGTGTGCCGCCCGGTTGGATTCCCGGCGCGCAGGGTTCGACTCCCGTCTGCTGACTGAATGGCGCAGGCGGCACACCAAACAGCGGGACCTCGACTCCTTGTGCGGCCATCGGCACCAGCCGCAACCCAGGCCCAGCATGCTACCCACGCACCGCCCGCAGGCGTCATCTTCGGGCGTGGGATGCACAAACCCTATCGAGGTCGTAAGAACGCACTGGGAATGCTGGGCAACGGGCCGACCAATTTTGAAAGCGATGAGATGACGATCCTCTGGTTTGACTGCGAGACCTTTTCTGAGTGCGACCTCAAGAGCGCCGGCACGCACCGATATGCCGAGCACCCCAGCACCTGCATCACGGTCGCCCAGTGGGCCGTCGACGACGGCGAGCCACAGGTCGTGGACTGTACCGCGCCTGGCCGGGTCACCGAACTCAACATCGGAATCCTGCGTGATTTCCTGAGCGAGCCGCACGTCACCGTCATCGCGCACAACAGCATGTTCGACCGCACCCTGCTGCGCCACTGCTGGGGCATTGATGTGCCGGTCGAGCGCTGGCAGGACACGATGATCAAGGCCATGGCGCATGGCCTGCCCGGCAGCCTGGACAAGATCGGCCAGATCGTCGGCCTCGAAGCCGACCAGGCCAAGGACAAACGTGGGCGCGAGCTGATCCAACTCTTTTGCAAGCCGCGCCCAAAGAACAGCACCCTGCGCCGCGCCACGCGCGAGACGCACCCGAAAGAATGGAATGAGTTTCTCGAATACAGCCGGCAAGACATCGTCGCCATGCGCGCGATCGACCGGCGCCTGCCCAGCTGGAACTACCGCGCCGGCCACCCTGAGCTGGCTCTGTGGCACCTCGACCAGCGAATCAACGATCGCGGTGTTGCGGTTGATCTCGACCTGGCCCGATCCGCGATCACTGCCGTTGATCGAGAGCAAAAGCGCCTCAAGGCCGAGGTCACCACGCAGACCGATGGGTTGGTGACCAACGCCAGCCAGCGCGACAACCTGCTGTCGTTCATCTGCGCCGAGTACGGTGTCGACCTGCCTGACCTCAAGGCCGACACGCTGCGCCGCCGCGTCGACGACGTGAACCTGCCCGAAGGCGTGCGCCTGCTGCTCTCCCTGCGCCTCGAGGCCACCAAGACCTCGACCGCCAAGTACAAAGCGCTGGTCAACGCGACCAGCACGGACGGCCGCCTGCGCAACACCCTGCAGTTCGCCGGTGCACAGCGCACCGCCCGCTGGGCCGGTCGGATCTTCCAGCCCCAGAACATGCCGCGCCCGGACATGAAGCAGGGCCAGATCGACGAGGGCATCGACGCGCTGAAGGCCGACTGCGCCGAGCTGTTCTTCGACAACGTCATGCGCCTGACGGCCAACATCGTGCGGGGCTGCATCGTGGCGCCGCCGGGCAAGAAGCTGGTGATCGCCGACTTGTCCAACATCGAAGGCCGGGGGCTTGCGTTCCTGGCCGGTGAGCGCTGGAAGCTCAAGGCGTTCGCCGACTTCGACGCGGGCATCGGCGAGGACCTCTACAAGGTGGCCTATGGTCGCTCGTTCAACATCGACCCCAAGGAAGCCACCGGACAGAAGCGCCAGATCGGAAAGGTCATGGAGCTGGGCCTGGGCTACGAGGGCGGCGTCGCTGCGTTCCTGACCTTCGCCGCGGTCTACAACATGGACCTCGCGGACCTGGCCAAGGCCGTGTGGTCGACGGCCAGCGCCGAAGCGCTCGACAACGCCAAGGGCATGTGGTCATGGGCGCAGAAAAAGAAGCGCACCCTGGGCCTGCCGATGGAGGTCTATGTCGCCTGCGAGGTGCTCAAGGCCGCGTGGCGAGAGGCGCACGCCGCGACCAAAGCGCTGTGGGCTGCCGCCGGTGACGCTGTGCGCTTGGCCATCAAGAACCCAGGCGAGACCTTCCCCATCGGTCAGCACCTCAAGGCCCGCCGCGATGGCGCCTGGCTGCGCATCCGCCTGCCCAGCGGCCGCTACCTCTGCTACATCCACCCCGACGTCGATGACGATGGCCAGATCACCTACTTCGGTGTCAACCAGTACACCCGCCAATGGGGTCGCATCAAGACCTACGGGGGCAAGCTCGTCGAGAACGCCACCCAGGCTTTTGCCCGTGACGTGCTGGCGGCGAACATGCCGCTGATTGAAGCGTGCGGCTACGAGATCGTGCTCTCAGTGCACGACGAACTGCTGACCGAGACGCCTGACAGTCCCGAGTTCACGGTCGACGCCTTGGCCAAGATGATGTCGCACGCACCACCCTGGGCGAAGGGCCTGCCGCTCGCTGCTGCTGGTTTTGAGTGCACCCGCTACCGCAAAGACTGACCCACAAAACCCCACCCCCGCGTGGGGTCTTTTGCTTTTGAAGGCTTTAGCATGTGCTACATTCATTCCATGAACTGCTGCAACCGCAACTGCAACCAAGGGCGCAACTGCCCGCAACGAAAGCCATACATGGAACCCACGCGCAAGCACCCCCGCACCCTGCAAGAGGCGTTCGGCCCCTACACCGACGACCGCATCGAGGAGCCGCTGCGCCCCCTCGACCGTGCCGACAAGATCGAGGCGTTTGTCTTCGTTGTCATCGGCGTCGCCACGCTGGCCGTGCTGTGGATCTGGGGCTGACCATGCTAGAGCGAGACATCGAGAAGTACCTGGTGCGCCGGGCGGAAGCGCTGGGCGGCGAGGTGCGCAAGGTCGCATGGGTCGGCCGTCAGGGTGCGCCCGATCGGTTGGTGATGTTGCCGAGCACCATCAAGTTCACGGGCGAACTATTCTCCCGCGCCTACGGCAGTGCGCCCCGCACCATCTGGATCGAGCTCAAGAACCCCGAGACCATCAAGACCTTCCCTGCCAACGCCCATGAGCGAGCCCAGAAGCGCGAGCACGACCGCATGCGCAAGATGGGCCAGCGCGTGGAAGTGATCGGCACCCTTGAACAAGTTGACGCCCTGCTCTCATGAACATCACCGACCTCATCGCCCGCGCTGCCAGCGGCAACAGCAAGATCGCCAGCCAGAAACAGGCGTACATGCGCATCCAGTTGAGCAACCACAGCGCGCTCACTGCGCTGGCTGAGGGCACCGCCACCCGGCTCGACGTCGACCAGTTGATCGCCGCGCGCAACATGGCCGAGGCTTTGCGTAGCGTGGCCAGGCTTGGCATGCACCACAAAGAGATCCTGGCCGAAGGCCACATGGCTCTGATCGAGGTCGGCAAGCGCACACTCGCAGACGGCAAGCCCAGTGCCACGCCCGAGGAGATCGCCGCCCTCACCGACCTGCTCGAGTTGCACGACCTGCAGCTCGAGCAGACCACCGTCATCCAGATGGAGCGTGCAATCCGCTTGGTCAAGGACCGCGTGCGCTCGGGCCAGGTGAGCCGGATCAAATGACGCGCCGCCAGTACACCCCACGGGCGTTTGCGCCGCTTGCCATGGCACACATGGCCGACGTTGAGCGCTGCGCCCTGTGGGCAAAGCCCGGCATGGGCAAGAGCGTGCTGACCATGACGCACCTCGACCTGCTGCACAACGTGTGGGGCGAGGACGCGCCCACCCTGGTGCTGGCCCCGCTGCGCGTGGCGCGCGATGGCTGGGCCACGGAGGCTGCCAAGTGGCAGCACCTGAGCGGGCTCGAGGTGGTGCCCGTGATCGGCGACGTCAAGCAGCGCGCCGCCGCCCTGCGCCGCGATGCCCAGGTGTTCACGACCAACTACGAGAATGTGGTGTGGCTGCGCGACCACTTCAAGGACGCGGGCAAAGCGTGGCCCTTCCGCACCGTGGTGCCTGACGAGTGCACCAAGGTCAAGGGGTTCCGCCTGCGCCAGGGTGGCGTGCGTGCTCAAGCGCTGGCCAGTGTCGCTCACAAGGACGTCAAGCGCTGGATCAACCTGACCGGCACCCCGGCCAGTAATGGTCTCGAGGACCTGTGGGGGCAAACATGGTTCCTCGATGCAGGCCAGCGCCTCGGGCGCACGTTCTCGGCGTTCCGCGACAGGTGGTTCCGGCCGGTGCGCGCCGGTCAGTTCCACCAGTGGCGCGCGGCCGAGCACGCGGCCGACGAGATCCACGCCCGACTGGCCGACATCTGCCTGACGCTGGACCCGCGCGACTGGTTCGACCTCAAGGAGCCGATCGTCAACGTGATCGAGGTCACCCTGCCCGCGCCCGCCCGCGCCAAGTACCGCGAGATGGAACGCGAGCTTTTCACGATGATCGACAAGTTCGAGGTCGAGGCGGTCAGCGCTGCTGCCAAGTATGGCAAGTGCCTGCAGATGGCAGGCGGTGCGGTCTACCTCGAGGACGGCGTGCAGTGGGTCGAGGTCCACCAGGAAAAGCTCGATGCGCTGGAAGAACTGGTCGAGGCCACGGGCGACGACCCGCTGCTGGTGAGCTATCAGTTCAAGCACGAGCTCGAGCGTCTCCTGCGCCGCTTCCCCGACGCGCTGGATCTGAGCAAGGCCGACAACATGGCAGCGGCCATGGCGGGCAAGGGCAAGCTGTGGCTCGGCCACCCGGCCAGCATGGGCCACGGGGTCGACGGCCTGCAGGAGCACTGCAACACGGTGGTGTTCTTTGCGCAGGACCCGAACCTCGAGTACCACGACCAACTGCTTGAGCGCGTGGGGCCGATGCGCCAGTACCAGGCAGGAAAAGACCGACCTGTGTTCCTCCACTACCTGGTGGCCAAGGGCACAATCGACGAGGTCGAGATGATGCGCCGCGAAACAAAACGAAGTATTCAGGACACACTCATGTCGTATATGAAAGGTAAGCAATGAGCATTCCCACCATCACCATGATTGAACCCGCCAGCGCACTGGACGTGCAGGCCGGCGGCGACCACTACAAGAAGCTGAAGATCCAACCCATCGAGTACATCCACGCGAACGGCATCCCCTTCGCCGAGGGCAGCGTCATCAAGTACGTGACCCGCTGGCGCGACAAGGGCGGCGTCAAGGACCTGGAGAAGGCCCGCCATTTTCTTGACCTCCTGATTGAGTTGGAGAGCCGCTGATGCCCTGCCAACCCACCACCCGCCGCCTTGTCACGGACGCCCTGCGGGAGTTGCGCCGGGGTACGCTGCACGAGATCCGCGCGCACATCGACCGAGGTTTTTCCGAGGAGGCGGTGCGCGCTGCCATCCAGCGCATGCACCGGCACAAGGCCGGCAAGCTGGTCTACATCGCCAGCTGGAACCGCAAGCACACCGTAGGCGGCGACCACACCCCAGTCTGGGCGCTCGGCAACAAGCCCGACGCCCCGCCGCTTGAGAACATGACCAAGGCACAGCAGGCCAAGCTGTACCGGGCCAAGCACCGCATGCGCGAGAACGTCAAGGCCGCCGCCCGTGACGGCAGCCTCCTGACCACCAACCCTTTCGCCCAACTGCTGCGCCACGTCGGCGTGCAATACCGTATCCCAAGAAAGCAAGACCATGCCTGATGAATTTGACCTCGCCAGCGAGCGCGAGGAGATGGACCGCGAGAACTCCCTGCGCGTGCGCAAGCCCGCCGGCCCCCAGCCCAATGGCCGCTGTCACTTCTGTGACGAGATCGTCGACGACCACGCTCGCTGGTGTGACACCGACTGCCGCGCCGGTTGGCAGCGCGAGCAGAACAGGGGGCTGCGATGACCACCCAATCCGTCACCACTGCACCACCCGGCGAGTTGCACTGGCGCTACACGGTGCCGCGCAACACCGACAGCAAGATGCTGCTGCTGAACCTCGGGGGCGTGGCCATCATCGGCAGTTGGTACGGGGCAGTGGGCGAACACTTCCTTGCGTGGTGCCCGCTACCGAAGCGCGATAAGGGGCTTGAGGTTTCGCTGGGCTTGGTGCTCGACTGCTACGACGCCGGGATTCTGAATGATTTTGGTGGCGGGAACGTCGAATGGTGGCAGGACTACATCCGAGCCGAGCTTGGGAACGCTCACGACTTCTACCAGTCGCAAATCGCCCACCACGACATCACTGCCCAGGCCAAGAAGGAGACGCCATGACACCGACCAGAGAGCAAGTGATTGCAGCACCCATCGAGTCGTACAGCGCCGAGGATCGAGCCTTCTTCGCGTTTTGGTACGCGCACATGAAAGACGATCTGATGCAGCCGCCTTTGCACGAGTGCAGCCATGCAGTCGCGCGCTACATCTTCACCGCAGGCCGAGAGCAAGGGCTCAGGGAGGCGGAGGAGGCGTGTGAGGCCTAACCAGACAGCTGGGCGGCGGCCACTTGTGGACGTCCGCTTGAGCGCCCGGTTAGGCCTGGTGGCAGATGCTCAACTATTTCAAACTTTCTTCGCTTTCCCTATTGCGTTACGCGTAACGATGCGCTAAAGTACACACATCGACAACGCAAACAGAACGGAGCAGCAAAATGAAGCACCACGTAGGAATCAAGAGCAAGGCAACGGGTCAGATCGTTGTGATCGGCGGCAATCGCTGCCAGCGCTTCGCTTTCACCGGCAACGGAGTCGTCACCCCCAAGGCGTTCGACACCCTGCCCGAGGGTCTTGAGAAGTGCCAACACTGTGCTGCGGAACTCGCCCGGGCTCGTGCCCGCCTTGCACGCAAGCACGCTTAAATACGACCAGGGCTTCGGCCCGCCCACCCCTCACATGACCACAGATGCCCCCAAGCCGATGACGAACGCGGAACGACAGCGCGCTTTCCGCGCCCGCAAAGCAGCACAAACAGCAGCCGAGGTGCGCGGCGTGTTCGCCCGCCCCGATGACCACCAGGCCGTGAAGGACTACGCCGCCAAGCTGGCCAAGAAGCGGGCGAAGGCGGAGAAGGCTGATGGGGCCTAACAAGACAGCTAAGCGCGCGGCGTAGCCGTCCGCTTGAGCGCCCGGTTAGGCATCACTTTTGGAGAAGCGAATGGAACCGACGAAGACCGTGGACGAACTGATTGCGCGACTGCAAGAGCTGCGCGAGCGAGCGGGAGGCGACTGCCGCGTGATGATGCGGACGTATGGCCGAGAGCTGCTGTACGTGCATTGCTCGCTGGGCGCTACCGGAAAAAGCGACCCGTATCGCACTGTGACGCGCGGCGGCGTGCCATGCGTGATAGTGAGCGAGTGACGCCTAACCAATAAGTTAACGGACGCCCAGCATGGGCGTCCGAGTTGAACTGGCGGCTAGGCATTACGAACTAAACAGAAAGGATGCACATGAGCATCGAAGCAATGAAACGCATCAAGTCGTTGCTGCAAGACGGCGACAAGATTGACTCGCACACCATATCAGCCGTGGTTGCTGAGTGTGATATGGCCATCCTGGCCAAGCAGCCCGCCACGGGTGAGCCGGTTTATTGGGAGTGGAGGCATCTGAGCACCCACCCTGATACCGTAGATTTTGGAAAATGGTCTGAATGGAAGCGCGTCGAGGCCCGCAACGCGATCCACACGATTGAAGATGCACTGGCCGAGTTCCGTGCCTACATAGCGCAGGGCTACAAGTACGAACTGCGCGCCCTCTACGACCACCCAGCGCCGAGCGTGCCGAGTGACGTGATGCGGGATGCGGAGAGGTATCGGTGGCTGCGCGATAACGGTGTCCTTGGATTTTCAGGGGCGCCGAGCTGGCGTGTGTCTGTGAGCTTTGATGCAATGGACGCATACGCTCAAACACTCGACTCCAACATCGACGCCGCCATGCTCGCAGCCAAGTAACGCCTAACCAGACAGCTAAGCGCGCGGCGTAGCCGTCCGCTTGAGCGCCCGGTTAGGCGGCACACGATAGAAAGGAATTGAGATGGCAGAGAAAGTAGTGAT